TATTCTTGTGCAGAAATATTAATAACTTGTGGTTCTTCAACAATCTTACCAGCGATTAATAAGTCCTTATTTAATAATTGTAATGCATAAACAGAACTATAACCTTTAGTATTTGTTCCATCTGGAGTTTCTAGAGATGCAGTTGGAGTAATTGCTAAGAATGGAGCCCATACAGCAGCACTTGTTCCTAGGTCATTTCCATTAACACCTAAAACATATCTATCAGCTGGCATATTTGGAGTGATATATACTTTCATTCCATTATATGTACCAAAGTAGTAAGGACCATTTACAGATGCTAAATTTGCAGCTTGTTTGAATCCTTCACATAGAGGTAAAATTGACATAAATTCAGTACCTGCTAACATATAGTTAGGAGTGAATTTTTGAGTTGCTTCGTATACTTTTTGTTGACCTTGTAATACTTTTCTAGCAAATCCAGCAAAGTGTTGAGCTAAGCTGATTCCTGTAGGAACAGCAATATTGAATGTTAGAGAGTCATCAAGTCTTGCATTTTTAACTAATAGATTAGTTACTTCTACGTCTGTTTCATATTTTAAAGTATGAATTGCAACTTGTTCTAATCTTGCACCTAAATTTTCACCATATTCTTTCTTATATTGATAAGCAGCCATTTGTGAATATTCAATAGCAATCTTTCTTGCTTCGCAAGTTACATAAATACCTTTTTGTTGAACAGTGATGTAAGGAATTTCATGTTGATTAATTGCAATGTTATTGTATAAGTAGTTAACTTTAACAGGTGCAGTTACACCAACTAATGCAGTATTAAATACGATTGCAGCAGGTTCTTCATCATAGATGTCTCCTGTTACTGATTTTGCTTTCTTATAACCATAAGTAATTGTACCTACTTCTGTAGCTGTACCAGCATCAACGATAAATCTACCAGCTACTCCTTCAATGTGTCCATTTGCATCTTTTTGTTCTGCAGTGAATACTTTTGAAGCATATGTACCTTGATAGATTTTACCATCTCCACCATCGAAGAATGTGTTATCTCCAATTGTGAATTCTACAGTACCAGGAATAATTGGGTCCCATTTTAATGTTAAAGTTTTATTATCTTCACCTAATGTAGCATTTTCAATAACTGTTTGGCTAGTGTAATTAGGGTCAACTTTACCATTTCTGAATGGGTTAACAATCATATCACCTACTGAAGATTCACCTTTGTTAGATGCTTTTGAATATTCATAGTAAGTAATATAACCATTGAAATTGTCGATAGGTTTAGTTAATACTAAATCTGGAGCGATAAAGTTAGGTAATGCTAAAGTGGCAACGTCCATAACGAATTTCTTCATCATACCAATGTCACTTCTTTGAGTTGAAACTGATTGGTCACCATAAGTTTCAGTTAAATATTTGTTTTGGTTTTCAAGGATTTGTGCAGTAATGATTTTTCTATCCATAGGGATAACAGCACCATTATTATACTTTGCATATAATCCTTCAGAGATTGCTAATCTCTTTTTATACTTTTCTAATAAAGTCATAATATTTCTTCTCCTATAATAAATTTTTTAATTCTTCTAAACCAGAAACATCATCAGCTAAAGATGGTTCTTCATACTGACTTTCTTTTGATTCAGTAATTCTTACTCTTGGTTTCTTACCAACGTTAAATGGTAATTTACCTATACGTAAGTTATATTGTTGTAAACTTTCACATATCTTATCAATGTCATCAAGTGTAAAATCATCTTCTAATCTATTTTTAATTTCACTAGAACTGATTCCCAACATTGTTGCCTTTGAATTAATATATTTGTTTACTACTGATTTAATATCATTCTTGTATTTTTCAGTCAATTTACGACTCTTATTTAAAGATGATTCTAATTCAGCACATTTCTTATTATTAATTTCAGATTGTTCTAATTTTTCCTTTAAGGATTTAATTTCATTTTGAGCATTTTTTAATGATTCATTTAAGGTATTAATCTTACTATCTCTACTAGTTGTAGATTCAGTTAATGTCTTATTTGATTTAACACTCTCATTTAATTTCTTTCTTAAAATACTAATGTTAGAATTTTTCCCAATTAATTCAATATCCTTTTGTTTTAGTTGTTCTTGTAAAGATTGATTCTCTTGTTTCAAGTTTTTACTTTCAGATAACTTAGCACTCAAACGAACTGATGTCTTTTTGTATCTATCAAGTTCTTCTTCTAAACTATTAACTTTAGTATTACTAACTGCCAATTGTTCTTGAAGTTCTTGTACTTGTTTTTCTAAAGCCACTCTACTTCTTAAAGATTCAGTTAAACTCTTAACTAATGATTTAGAATCAACATCATTGACTTCCTTATCTTGGTTAACAGTCTCTTTAGTATCTTCAACTTTTTTATTTATATTATCACTCTCTTGAGTGTTAATATCTTCATTTAATTTCTTTTCTACTGCTTTAATTGTATTTTTCATTGATTCCTTAACTGAAGAATCTGCATCATCTACTAATTTAGCAAGTGATTCTCTTAAAGATTTACCATTTAATGATTCTTTAACATATTTCATTCTTGCCTTTTTAACAGCTGGTAAAATTACAGCATCCCAACAAGTTAAATCAAATGTATCAGGTTCAACACTTGAGTTGCCATCATAATCTTCAGTTACATCTCCATTACCTCTTGAACTAACACCAATTACAGTTCCATAGTCACATAATGTTTTTAGGATACGACCATTAGGTAAGTCTAGTATATGGAATTCCCCATATAACATACCATCATCACCAATTTTTGGTGTACTTGCTAAACACATACATGCTTCTTGTGGTTTTATCTCTTCTCTATCTGTAGGGTGTTCTAGTTCACCTAGTACAGCTTTGTTTTGTAATTGTTCTTGGAAGATTGGGTCATTAATTGCTTTCTCCCATGCTTCTCTTGGATATAGTCTACCATTTCTAGTTGGCTGTTTAGTATCAGCAATAGGACCATATAATGTACCTAATATTCCTCTTTCTTTTTGTTCTTCTGGAGATAATTTTGTATATTCAAATTTATTTCCTACAAATGTTTCTAACATTATAATACCTCCCAAATTGGTTGTGTATATAACTATATCACTGAATTAGTTACTCTAATTCATTTAATTTAGCTATATTATTTTTTTAAAAAATTTTAAATTTTTCACAGTTTTCACTATTTTATTTGTTCTAGTGCCTTTAAATCAGCCTTAATTAATCTTAATAATTCCATACATTTAGTAATATCATATGTTGTAAAGTAATTATTAAGTACTTTTGTAATATCACTTGCTCTAGAATGTTTTAAGAATAATGTTTTATTATCATCTAACTTTTTAGCAAATAAAAGAATCTGAGTTAGTAACGCAGACAAGGTAGTTAATACCTCATCTGGTTTCTCTATCTCTTTAACTATATTAATATAAATATTTGATTTTTTCTTGTTGTAATTTTTTCTTAATAGTTCATAGAAATTTAATACTTCTAATGGTCTATTTTTATTAATAAATTTTAATACACTTAAATCCACATTGGATTTACTTGCAACTTTTTCAATTAATTCTCCTGCTTCACTATTTCCTTGTTCTTCTAGTTCTGCAAGTAATAATATGCAATCAGTATTTGTAATCATAAAATTATCCTTTCATTAAATCAATCTTAAACTTCTTGGTTATTATAATCTACACCAAGTTCAGCGAATGATGGAAGATAGTCTTCTCCACCTTGAGATTGTTCTATTTCAACTTGTCCTTCTTCCCCTGTAGGTTCTTGTTCTTGTGGTTCTTCTCCACCTAATCCTAGTTCTTGACCTATATCAGCCATTGGAGAGTTTCCACCAGAAGGACCTCTTCCACTTGGACCACTTGGACTTTCATTTCCACCTTGTGGATTTGGTTGTTGTGGTTGTTGTTTTTCTTGTTCTTCAACATACTCAATTTCATCTTGGATATATTGAATAACATCAGGACTGTTAGTGATATCTTGCATTAAAACTTTAACGATTTTTAATCTTGTAGATTTTCTATCAATATCTCCTAATACATCCATAGTATCTCTTAACATACCAAGTGCATTTGTTTGTGCTTCTCTTCTATCAATTTCTTCCTTTGTAACTGGAGCTTGCATTCTTAATGTAAAGTTATTTACATAAGATAATAATCCTCTATCAATTAAAAGGATGTTAATTAAATCTCTAGTCATTGATATAAATGCTTGTTGAATTCTTTTAATTCTCTTAGCATATTTAGCTGAAATTAATGTTAATGATGTACCACCATTGAATCCTGTTTGGTCATCAGTAAATCCTACATATGACTTTGGAATACCTGTTGATGAGAAGAATCTATCTCTAAAGTATTCAAGGTCTGTTAATTGTTTAGGGTCATATTCTCCACCTACATTTGATACTGATAAATTACCAATTGTTCCATGTGTAGGTACATAAATATTATTCTCTACAGGTCCTGGATTTGTATAGTTACCACTAGATATTCCAGTATCTATAGATGTCTTTTGTTCCATCATTGATTTAATACCTTGTAAATGGTTTGCAATCATTTCTTTAGGCATATCACCGACTTCTACTTGAATTACCCTAATTAAACTTGATTTAGTTAATCTTGTTAAAATAATTGCATTCTCTAGAAGTGTCATTTCTCTCCAAGATTTGAACCAATCATATAACAAAGATTTACCTCTTTTAACATCATAAGAATGAGAATTAGTACCAGTCTTATAATCATCATCATTATCAAATAAATCTACAGTTTCTTTAGTTCTTCCTGTATCATCAAATAGATATCCATGTACATAATCAGTTGCACTAAATACATTGATATCTCCTTTAGCTACTTTATAGTTTTGAATAAAGTTATATTCAGTTTGATTATAATCATTTACATTTAAGGTATTAAATACATTATATGGAGCATTAATATATCCTTGTGTTTTACCCTTACTAGTAAGTTCAAACATCTCAGCAGGATTTGATACTTTCTCTACGAAATTAACATAATGTTCACTTTTATCTTCAATGTATAAAATAACATCTTCATGTAATCTACTCTTCTTATTTATAGCGTCATTGTCAAATATACTACTTTCTTCATATTCACTTTCTTTAAATAGTTTTAGATATAAGTCACCATATTTGATTAATGAGTTAACCCATCCATATGCATTTTCATTTATTTGTAAAGTAGATAATAAGAATGTAACATATTTTACTACATCCGCATCTTCTGATTCTACCCACATTACATTTCCATCTGGGTTAGTTTCAGTAGCATCCTCAGCATATGACTCAATGATAGATGCCACAGTACCATCTTGTGACATCATATCAATTAATCTATATACATTCTCTCTATTTTGTGCTACAGATAGGAAATTCTCTAGTTCACTTAAATTAAGAGTATCATTGATTGCTGCATTAACAATATTTTCAGCAAAATGCCCTTCAGTATCCATTCCTACATTTACAGGTTCTTTAGGCACTGCTGTTATTTTCTTACCTACTAAATCATTTTCTTTATTTTCCATTATTATTCTCCTACCAAACCATTATTCCATTTTTAACATTCATATAGTTCTTTGCAGCTTCTAACTTATCTTGTTTAGTAACTTCTTTATCTCTATTGAATAAATGGGTATTTAATAATGTTTCTTTAAGTTCATCTTCAAAATTAACTACATATTGTTGTTTAACTTGATTTACATATGAGAATGGATTATTTGCTTCTAAAATAGTTTTTAATGATTCACCATAATCATATGCATATTGTTCCGCGTGTAGAGATGCATTATATAGAGAACCTGTTATACTATCTATGGCATCCTTTGAACCATATTTACCATTTTCAGGGTGCTCTATTTTACCACTAGATTCTCTCTCAAGTCCTAATACTTCTTCAGTTAAGAAATCACAATCTTTATATACTTCTATTCTCTTATCATATAAAGTTGATTTAAAGTATGCATAAGGTAAGCATTGTTTTGCTTTAGAATCAATAACATCCACTGATATTTGTTTTACATCAAAACCATCAGCTATAAGTTGTTGTTGTATTTGAGCTGAGTTGTAACTATCACAACTTACTCCTTTTACTGCAAAACCTTGTTCTCTTAACCATCTAATAAACATTCTAGATTTATCAAAAGATAACTCATATCCTTTAGGTGCTTTAACTGATACACTGAATGCAACCTTAAAATATAATTCTCTAGAACTTTCTTCTCCCTCTACTTTAGGTCTTTTACCCATTACATATACACCTGCAATACCTGTTTTGTCTCCAGATTTTGATAAGTCGAGATGTACATATAAAGGTTTAGATTTTAACTCTAAAGGAACTCTTGATAAATCAAAGAAATCTTTGTATTGTGTATCATCATTTGTTCCTACTTC